AAAGCAGAGAAAAAACAAACTCGTGCAGTGCGCAAACCCAAACAAAAAAGTGCAGCAGAGTTGGTCAAAAAGCTCAAGTTCAAACCCAGTGACGGAGATTTTGGACTCAGCAGTATTCCTCCAGCAGATATCATTGATGCAACTGCATTGGTAGTGTTCAACACAAAGAATCGCAAACTGGGCATTTATTATGCACAAGAACACACAGGTTTCAAAGTTAAAGGAACTACACTACAGTTTTATGACGAGAATCGCAGTTTGCAAAAAACAGTGCGTAAGCCCGATGAAGTGCTGCCTAATTGGAAAAAAGTTACTAAACACAAACTCAAAGCACAGTTTGGATATCTTAAAACCACTGAGACAAAACTCAACGGCAGATTCAATGCTGACACTATCATCTTAAAAGCATTCAAGTAATAAATACTTGTATGGCATTAAAAGATGATTTGATCAAAGAAATAGAACTAAGACTAGGTGGACAGATGGTTGACGTAGAACTCGACCCTGAACACTATGACTTGGCTATCAAAAAAAGTTTAGAAAAGTATAGACAGCGTAGTGAAAACAGCGTTGAAGAAAGTTTTGTACCACTAGAGCTCAAAGTAGAAGTCACTGAGTATACGTTAGCAGACGAAATTATTGACGTCATGGACATATACAGACGCAGTAGCGGAACACTAAATGCTGGCAGTGGAGGTGATATTGAACCATTTGAAACTGCATACTTAAACAACTATTTGTTAAACAGTGGCAGAGCAGGAGGCATGGCAACATTTGATGCTCTTGCACAACACAGAGAAACACTAGGACGCTTGTTTGGAGAAAATATTACATTTACTTGGAACACTGTAACTAAAAAACTTTTCATTCACAGAAAGATCAAAGCAGATGACACAGTATATCTTCACACATATAAGTTGAGAAGTGATGAAGAACTTCTTAAAGATCCTTATTGTTCACCTTGGATCAAAGACTATGCACTAGCTCATAGTAAACTGATGCTAGCAGAAGCACGTGGTAAGTTTAACACTATTGCAGGCCCGCAAGGTGGTACTAGTTTAAATGCCGATGCATTGCGAAGCGATGCACAAATGTCCATTGACAAACTAGAAGATGATCTCAAATATTATGCAGAAGGACAAGCTGGTCTTGGAGTAATTATAGGTTGACAAACGGGCCAGATCCAATTATTATCTAAGTATGAAATTAAAATTGTTGGTAATTGGTCATGGACGCCATGGCAAAGATACTGTCTGCGAAATACTCAGAGACAAGTATGGTTATAGTTTTGAAAGTAGCAGTAAGTTTTGCAGTAAATTGTTTATCTACAATGATCTAAAAGACAAATACGGTTATAAAGACGAAGAAGAGTGTTATGCTGATAGGCATAATCACAGACAAGAATGGTATGAAGCTATCTGCGATTACAATGTTCCAGATCCTGCTAAACTTGGCAGAGAAATGTTTCGAGAATACGATATCTATTGTGGACTGCGCAACAAAAAAGAATTTCATGCTATGAAAAACACCGGTGTATTTGACTATTGTATTTGGGTTGACCGTAGCGATCATCTTCCTCCTGAAAGTAAAAACAGTATGAGTCTTGAACAATGGATGTCAGACTATACTATTTGTAATAATGGCACATTGGAAGATTTAGAATTCAATGTACATGCTCTCATCAGTCATATTGATAGTTACAGTGCTAGTTAATTAAGTACTAGGTTAACTATCATATCCCCCCTGATATATAGCCTTTCTGGTAAATATTACTAGCAAATACTTTTATCAGAGGAGCAAAATTATGGCATTAGTATCTCCAGGTGTAGAGGTTCAAGTTGTAGATGAAAGTGCATACGGTGCCCCGGGTGCCGGCACAGTACCACTACTATTGATCGCTACACGTACAGACAAAGAAGATCCTACTGGCAGTGAAGCAGACGGTATTGCTAAGTACACTAAGGCAGCGCAAGCAGGTAAACCTATTAAAGTTACCAGTCAGCGTGAACTTACACAGTACTACGGTAATCCAACTTTCACAGAAAATACCAGCGGACTTATTATACAAGGCAGCGAGACCAGCGAATACGGTCTTATGGCTGCATACAGTTATCTAGGACAAGGCAACACAGCATATATTGTTCGTGCAAACGTTGACCTAAATCAACTAAACTCAACAACAGTTGAACCAACAGCACCTTATGCAACAGGCAACGGTGTTTGGTTAGACACAGATTATTCAAAATATGGTATTCATCAATGGGATAGTGTAAACAACAGTTGGGAAAATGTAGTACCAGCAGTTGAAGTAAACTCGACCGGCACACAAACCGACATTGATGGTGACGTTGCATTCGCACCAACAACAGCGGCAAGTGCAGCAACAGATGGAACATTCTTAGTTGTAGTACACACAGACAACGAAACAGCAATCACAACAGATAGACAAATGAGTTTGCAGTTTTTCTACGGTGTAGGCGGCGCTTGGGAACTTATGGATCAAAACACAGGTCTAACAACAGGCGAAGCAGTAACATATGATCGTCACTACAACGAACCAGTTGCTCCTAGCAATGGCGATATTTGGGTTAAACTAACAAGCCCAGGTAACGGTATGGACTTAGATTTCTGGCGTTATGACAATGCAGTTGCACGTTTTAACGGTGTAGCAGTTCAAGGTGTTACAACAACACAAGCTGACGGTTTAGCTGCCATAGGTGATTATGTACCAGCAGACGGTTCTAGTGTAACACCATTAACAACTAGTACAGCTTCAGTTGGTAGTTTATTGATTGACCAACAAGCTGATACACGAGCAACATTGATCATCAGAGAAGTACTAACAGGCGGCGCTCCTGGTGTTCTTGCTACAACAGATGTACAAGCACAAGCTGCCCAGCCTACTGCAACCGCAGCAGATGGCACTTATTGGTTTGACAACGATATTGACACACTAGACGTATACAAAGTAGACGGTTCTAACTATGTGTCAGTTAACGATGTGGTTACTTACAGTCAAACAGCTCCTAATGCACCAAGTGCAGGAGATATTTGGATTGACACACTTCAAGCAGGTGAAAACCAAGCTAACGAAAGAGATTATCCAAAAATTTATAGACGTAACTCAGCTAACAGTGCATGGATTAAACATGATAATACAGATCAAAGCACAAGCCAAGGTGTATTGTTTGCAAACATTACTGATGATGCTCGCAACTCGCTTGGTGGTAATGCTACAAGAATTACAGGTTCTCCAGATCCGTTAGTTTATCCAAACGAAATGGTTGTTATTAACATGGCGCAAAGTAGAAATACAGTGCGTGAATGGAATGCAACAGTAGCAAATACTACAGGTGGAACAGGTGCATGGAGAAATGCTGCACCAAATCATGCAGACGGTAGCGGACGTTTTGGACGTTTTGCGCAGCGTGGTGTTATTGCTACAGCGATGCAAGCTGCGGCAGCAAATACAGATCTCAGAGATCCAACACTGCGTTTTAGCTTAATTGCAGCGCCAAACTTCCCAGAGTTGACAGACGAAATGGTAACATTGAACAGTGACAGAGGCGAAACAGCCTTTATCATTCTTGACAGTCCACTTCGTAAAGATCCAACTGATATTATCAACTGGGTACAAAACAGCAACAATGCTAGTGAAAATGGCGAAGATGGCTTGATTACAAACAACACATACAGTGCAGTTTACTATCCAAGTTGTCAAACTACAGAACCATTAAATGGTAACACAGTGGTATGTCCAGCAAGTCATATGGCTCTGTACACATATGCTTACAACGACAATATCAGCTTCCAGTGGTTCCCACCAGCAGGTACAACACGTGGCGTAGTACAAAATGCTACCAGCGTTGGTCACATGACAACAGAAGGCGAATTTAAGCCTTTGAGTCTAAACCAAGGACAGCGTGATGCAATGTACACTGTTAAGCTAAACCCAATCACAACATTCCCAGGACAAGGTACAATTGTATTTGGTCAGAAAACTCTGCACACAACTACAAGCGCACTAGATCGTGTGAACGTTGCACGTTTGGTTGCATATCTCAGAGATAGATTTGATGAGCTAGCTCGTCCATTCCTATTTGAGATCAATGATCAGTTAACAAGAGATAGAGCTAAAATCGTATTTGAAAGATTCCTAGCAGATATCCTGAGCCGCAGAGGATTGTATGACTTTGCAGTTGTATGTGATGAGAGTAACAACACTCCAGCACGTATTGACCGTAATGAACTATACATTGACGTTGCGATTGAGCCAGCCAAAGCGGTTGAGTTCATTTATATCCCAATTAGAGTGGTTAACACAGGCACAATTAGGGCAATTAACTAAAAA